ATGACTTCCAGTAAAACCCTGCAACAGGCAATTGCCGACATCACTATCTGGCGTAAAGGCGAGCAGCGTGCGCCGCACAAGCCTCTGCTGCTGCTTCATGTGCTGGCGGGGTATCAGCAGGGTCACGGTCGCCTGTTTGACTACGGTTCAGAAGTTCGCGACCCGTTGCATAGCCTGCTGGAGCGATTTGGACCACAGCGCGCGCAGTACCGCCCGGATATGCCCTTCTGGCGCTTACAGGGCGATGGATTCTGGGAGCTCCAAAACGCTGAGCATTGCTCAACATCCGGCAGCAGCAAACAGCCCCCTGCCGGAGAACTGGTGGCGCATAACGTTGCCGGAGGCTTTGATGAACAACATTTTGCCCTGCTGAAAAAGAGCAACAGTCTCATTAACACCCTGGCACAGCAAATTCTCGAGGCTCACTTCACCGAAAGCATCCAGGAAGAGATCGCGGATGAACTGGGATTTGATATCCTGCAAATCCGCAAACAGCGGGACCCGTTGTTCCGCCAGCAGGTTCTACGAGCCTATAACTATGAATGCGCCATCTGTGGCTTCAATATGCGCCACGACAGCACTTCGGTTGCCCTGGAAGCCGCCCATATCAAATGGAAACAGCACGGCGGCCCATGCGAGATTTCAAACGGCCTGGCGCTGTGTGCAATTCATCATAAAGCCTTTGATAAAGGTTCGATTGGGTTGGATGAGAGTATGCGAGTTCAGGTGTCACCCGCAGTAAATGGCAGCGGCATAGTAGGCAGACTATTCTGGGATTTTTCCGGGAAGGAGATTGCTCTACCGATGATACGCGAGAATTATCCAAAAGAAGGGTTTGTGGAGTGGCACAGGAAGGAGGTGTTTAGGGGGTGAGTGCGAAGGCCGGACTCAAAACATCACTCAACCAAATGAAAAACAACAAAAAAATTTCACAAACAATGACATATGCCCCATTTGTGCCCCCAACCATTTTTTCACCCCGCTTCACCCTAGCTATCTGATATGACTCACTAAATAAGTGTTAAAGCTTCTTTTCGGTTAGGATCCGTCACTCGGAACCTAACCGGGACAAGAGCGCCATAAAAAAGTTTTTTTGCATTTAACTGTTCACACTGTTCACCTCGGTTATTTATCATTTTATATCATGTGGTTAGGTGGTGATGAGTTGGTGAAGAGTGAACAGTCGACTCTTCACCTTTGTGATTTGTGCTCGTTCTGGATCTGTCCGGTCGGGCGATACGCGGGGTGATAAAAAAGTTTTTTTCAGGTTTTACTGTTCACACTGTTCACCTCTGGTTTTTTATCAATAATTTCATAGTGATACAGGGTGAATATACGGTGAAGGGTGAACAGTGGATTGTTCACCTTGTGCCAATGGCCAGAAAGGAAAAGACCGGCTGATGCCGGTCTGAGTGAGGTTATGTTGCTGTGGGGTCGTCGCACTTCGGCAGCCAGTCGCCGTAGCTTTCCTCTTTCAGCGACAGATTGGTCTGTATCCCCTGCTTGGTGTGCCGCTTCTCATAATTCAGGCCGTACTCTTTCAGCATCATGGGCAGCCCCAGCCCGAACATTTTCAGGCTGAGCACGTTCCTGTAGCCGTTAGCCTCCATATAGGCCAGATACGCGTGATAGAGATATTTACGATAATTACGCGGGATGATGCTGGCATTCCCCATAAACATCCCGTTGGTCTGCGGGAGCATTTCCAGATAGCCGCAAAAATCAAACGTCGGGTCTGCATCACGTTTGATACTGAGCGCCTCGTCGGAGTTCTGCTGCGACTGGAGCAGTGCGCGTGCAGTCATCGGGTCGCTGAACTTCTGCATAAGCTGACGCACAATGACGGCCAGCTCGCGCGCAATTTTATCCCTGAGCTGCGGGTCGCGTTCCTCCGGGGCAATCTGCTCCGGGAAATGAATAATCACCCGGCGACGGGAGACGCCGCCGCTGCGGTCGGTGAAGCGCATCGGGTTATTGTTCACGGCCAGAATCACCGCCGGAATATGCGTTGAGTACGGATTCTGGTATTTCGGGTCAACCGAGACCGCATCGCCGCCGGTGATTGCCTTGAGTCCTGCACCGTCACCGCTCCATTTTTCCTGGTCAGGCAGACGGATTAGCGAGAAGCCAATCAGGGAGGCACGCTTGCGCGGGTCTTCCAGCGTGTCGATGTCGGCCGACGTGGCATTATCTTCCCCGGCAAGCAGGGTCGCGATTTCAGCCAGAATACTTTTGCCGCTGCCGCCGGGACCGGTAACCTCGAGAAAGAGCTGCCAGTCGTAGCGGTTCGCCAGCACCATAAACAGCGCAGCCAGAATCACGTCGCGTTTTTGTGGATTTTTACCGGCTGCACGGTCGAGCCAGCGCCAGAAGTTCGGCGCGTGAGTCTCCAGCGTTTCCCCGTCCACCGGCGGAGTGAAATCCACGTCGCACAGCGTGCGCAGCCAGTGTGATTTACTGTGAGGGCTGAACAGGCCGCTTTGGGTATCGAGTACCCCGTTGCGAAAGCCAATCAGACGACGCGCCGGTGTATCCTGCTGCGGAATAATCAGTTTCAGGGTCTCCACCACCGAGGCAATTTTCCCCGATGAGAACGGGGCGCGCAGACGCTGGAATAAGTCAGCCACATTCCGTGAAAAAGTGGCGGCAGGGATATTTTTCCAGATGCCGTTTTCATAGCGGGACAGGAGCTGGCCGTTCGCATCCACCGCCAGCGCTTCGCTGTAATGCTCATGCACCCGCAAAGCCTTGTCGCTGGCGCTCATGGCGGTAAATTCCGCCTCGCTCATGGTGTCGAACGGACTTTGCGCCGGTGGCCGGATAGCGTCATAAATGGCTTTCCGGGTGGCTTCTTCACCTTTCTGCATAAACGCATCATTCCAGTCACCGAACACCGGCGGCAGGGCAACAATGCCCTCACAGGCCTCTGCGGCCACGGCGGCTTTTGTCTGGCCATCGCCGTTAAGGTCACGGTCGGCGGCGAGGACAATCTGACAGGCCGGGTATTTGTGACGGGCAAGGCTCGCCAGAGAAAGGAGGTTCACGGAGGACAGCGCCACTATGACGGTTTCGCCGGTCAGGAGATGCACGGTGAGCGCGGTTGCATAACCCTCCGCAATCCACAGGCGTTTTCCGGTCTGTTTCTGTCCTTCGATGATATGACATGCCCCTTTGACCTGGCCGCCTTTCAGGGTGCGTTTGAGACCGTCAGAATTAATAAGCTGAAGGTTAACCAGTGCGCCGGTATCGTCAGACAGCGGGACAACCACATCCCCGGCGCGGAACGTCACGCCGCCGGTTTTATGCATGGCGGTGAGCGTCAGACATTCCAGAGCGGGGAAACCCTTGCGGGTGAGGTAGGCGTTGCCGGTGGCTGGTCGGGTTTTCTCCATGAGCCTGACGGCCAGCGCAGCCGCCGCTTTGCGGTCGGCCACAGTTTCGGCCTCTGCGGCCGCAATCACTTCCGGGGCAACCAGCGACAGATTGCCGGTCACGGCGTTCACCTTCCCGGCGGCCTCTGAGGGAGTCACGCCAAACACTTTTTCTACCAGCTTAAGCCCGTCACCTGCGCCACACTGATTGCAGAACCACGTCCCGCGCCCCTCTTTATCGTCAAAGCGAAAGCGGTCGGAGCCGCCGCATACCGGACAGGCCTGATGGCGGTTTTTAATCACCTTCACACCCAGCGCAGGGAGAATGCGCGGCCAGTGGCCGCACGCCTGTTTTACCGTTTCTGTTACGTTCATTTTCATGGTTGTTTTCTCCCTCAGTGCAGTACTGGTGCGGTGATATGGCGGGCGCAAAGCTCATCCATCACGGCCAGCCCGAGAAAGGACAGCGACGGCGCGGCTTTGAGTGGTCCGGCTTCCATTAAATCTTCCAGCAGTGCACAGGCAATCTGGCGGCCTTTTTCCTCGCCATGCTGGCGCAGGTAGAAGCCCTCCAGCTCGGCGGCAATGGCGCTTTCCAGCGCGTCGAGGGTGAGGTGTGGATAGCGGTGCTGACGTTCGCACAGGGTCAGCCATGCACAGGCCACGGCGCGACGATAGAGCGCGGCGCGTAATACGGGCGGTAATGGCTTTTTCATACGTTACCCTCCCCGGTAAGCCACTGCTGATTGCAGCGTTCGACCACGCCGTCGAGCTGGGCGGTCATGAGGTAAATCACAGAGGTGAGCTGTAACTGCTGCGCCGGGTCACGACGAACGGTGGCGCAGTCCTGCACCTGCATCAGGTCGCCGACGAGCTGGCCGACATTGCGCATATGCTCCAGACATTCGAGGTCACGGGCGGTAATGGTGGTGTGCCTCATGCGCGCACCTCCGCAACCGGCAGACGCCCAGCAAACGAGAGGACGTAATCGCGAACGAGGGAAAGGCGTGCGGCGTGCTCATCACCGGCAACGGTGCGAAGCATACAAATACGGGGTTTACGGTCTGCGCGACGAACGGCGGCAAACACAAAGACAAACTGCGGGTGTGACGGGGTGAGGGTCGTAGCCATAAGGGCAACCTCCTTGAAGTAGCGGTTATTGCCACCACCGGAGCTGCAAATCTCATGGGTGGTAGCCCGGACGGGGTTTGCAGTACCGGCCTTCAAGGAAACCGGCCAGCCCGAAGGCTGCCCCGCCCGGACCACCATTATCTGACAGGGGCTATGGAATAAGCACCACAGCCCGAAAAATAGGTGTGCCTGAGCAACGACATAAAAAAACACGCTCGGCGCGTGTTGTGTCGCCTTGAAGTTACACGGGCTGCAAATCCCGGCTGCCGATTTTGCGACAGCGGGAAAACTATACCTGGAAACGGCGAAAAGAAGCAAGCCAGAAAAAGGGGCTGTTTGCTGAACGGTCATCATCATGCGTCATAGCCCCGGTTACGTTCGGCAATGCGATCCGCCATCCATGCAGTGATTTCAGACTGCGCCCACGCCACATTTTTTCCGCCTAGGGAGATTTGTTTCGGGAAGGCTTCCGGCTGATGAGGTCGTAAATGGTCGAGCGGGACAGGCCGCACAGATGCATCACTTCGGGCAGACGGATAAAGCGCTCGTGAACGGTATCAGAAACCGGCATCAGCGGCGCGGCAGGGGCAGAAGACGGGGAAGAAAAAGCAGTGTGCATCGGGCTACCTCACAAAGTCCATACAGTGCCGGTCGTGTCCGTCCGGCTTCGGGTAGCTCTCTATTTTGTGAATATTTTCCTTCAGGGCAACAAGTCATTTTGTATTACTCCACCACACAACAGAGCGATTTTTATACAGTGGCAAACAGTGACAATTGTTGACAATCTCTGATAACAAAATGGCAAACCGATAATTACTTTTATTTATATATTTATTATTTTTAATTGCTAAAAAGTCTAAGTAGCTGGCTGGCTGAACAAACTGAAGGGTGAACAGTGGTGAACAGACGGTGAACAGTCAGACCTTCAACTGTTCACCTCTTAACTCGCTGTATTACTTATCTTTTTATTTAAGGTGAACAGTGGTGAATAGTTATAAGTAAAAAAACAAACGGTGAGTAAGGTTTTCCTGCGACCTTTCTCTGGCCAGCCTGATTTTAAGGTCTGTTTGTGCCAGCACTCTGACAACGGCAATGAATCGTGTTGTTGTGCAGGAGGCGTCAGAATCATTTCAGGTTGAACACACGGAGAGCCTGAACATGAAACCCGAACTCATTATCAAAGCCATGCAGACCGTTATCAGTAAACAGGATGAAGGCGCGGAACAACGTATTGCCGGTGCACTGACCGCACTTAATGAAGCAAAAGACGCACACACGGCCAGCATGGGAAAACTCAGCGACATTGAGGCTTCCATTCAGCGTTGTGAGCAGGAACGACAGACTGCCCTCAGTGAAAGCGCACAGGCCGAACAGGACTGGCGCAGCCGCTTTCGAACCCTGCGCGGTAACCTCACTCCTGAACTGAAAGCTGAACACAGTAAACGTATCGCCAGCCGCGAACTGGCTGATGAGTTCACCGGTCTGATTACCGAGCTGGAGAAAGACAAAAGCCACGCCATGCTTGGAGCATGCTCCTCCGGTACTGCTTATATCAGCGCCCATGAAAAAGCGTTCACCACTTACGCCAACAGCGAGTGGAAGAAGGCGCTGGCCGGTATCAGCCCCGCACTGTTACGTGCCTTTCTGTTGCGTATACGGTCGCTGGAAATGAGCGGAGAAACCTCGCCGCGTGCGACCGTGACTCGTGAGCTGGGTGATGCCCTGAATCTGCAGTCAGCCCTGTATCATTTTGATATGGCGCAGGAACCGGTTCTGTCCGTAACGGGCATGAATCGCCCGGTCATAACCGGGGTTGATATGGCGCTGTTAAGAAGCCCGGCCAGACGGATGAAGCTTGCCGCTGAACTGGCCGAAAATCCCACGAACATGCAGAGGGCTGAATCATGTTTCACTGCCCGTTCTGCAAAAAGACCGCGCACGTCCGTACCAGCCGGTATCTGTCGGAAAACGTCAAACAGCGTTATCACCAGTGTACCAATATCGAATGTTCGGCCACTTTCCGCACCATCGAGTCGGTTGACGGTGTGATACGTGCCGCACCGGAGAAAACCGACCCCGCCCCGGTGACGCCACCGCCGCCGCGTAAAGTACAGGGCTGCTACAGCTCGCCGTTCCGGCATTAATCAGGAGAGAGACTCGTGACCACTGTGACCATACAGCAGGCCTTTGAGGCCTGTCAGACGAACAAAAATACCTGGCTGAAACGTAAAGCCGAACTGGCAGACCTTGAACGGGAATACCGTGAACAGCTCCTTGCCGGTGACGAACAAATCCCGCGCAGAATGCAGGATTTGCGCGACAATATCGACGTGAAAAAATGGGAGATTAATCAGGCCGCCGGTCGCTATATCCGCTCACATGAGGAGGTGCAGCATATCAGCATCCGCAACCGTCTCCATGACTTTATGCAGCAGCACGGCGCGGAACTGGCCGCCACGCTGGCTCCTGAGCTGATGGGGTATAACGAACAGCTTCCCGCAGTAAAACAGAGCGCCATGCAGCACTCGGTTGATTATCTGCGTGAAGCCCTGTCGGTGTGGCTGGCCGCAGGTGAAAAAATTAATTATTCCGTGCAGGACAGCGATATTTTAACGGCCATCGGATTCAGGCCTGATGCGGCTTCGCGGGATGATAATCGCGAGAAATTCACCCCGGCACAGAACCTGATTTACACCCGCCGACGTGCAGAACTGGCCGCACGGTAGCACGCAAAAAATCCCCGAAAATTCCACTATTTTTGCCGAAAAAAGCCATGCATCCATAAGGTGCATGGTTTTGCATGCAAATCCCCGTATTTTTTATCCCACGCAACACCAGTACCGGCGCGGCCTGAGACGGTTCATGCATCTGCATTAAAAGCGACCTCTTAAGCGGGCAGGCGTGGCGGGGAGAGCATTGCGCGCTAACAGTGATAATAATTATTTTGCGCTCACATAGCGTCATGATGGCTCGACTTTAAGAAATTGCGATGTAATTAATGTTTTTGAGATGGAAGATCCAATGTGATAAATGGCAGATGTTCAAATTCTGAAAACAAGAGGTTTCTAATGCCCCGGATGATCATTTAATGGATTCAATTCCTAACTCATTAACTGAGTCCTAAATACCAAATCTAACACCAACCTTTTACAACCCTTTTGTAATGGCTATATTTTGTTGCTTACAAACACCTCTATCTATCTAACTTGATTCGATTCAATCGATATTCTAAGCTCACCTTAAACTGTATTTCCCAGTGGAGAAAAAAAGAAATTCTAATTCTATGGTTTTATTTAATAAAAATTAAAGGTGAATTAAATTAGGGTATGGGCAGATTCGATGGGGAATGTTCTCCATCGAATCTTAGCCAAATAAGATCATAAAGCCGATTTAAACTCTTTAACCCATGAAAATAAAGTTTTTGAGCGCCGTTTAGCTGTGTCTACTGCTAACCCATTAGCTTTTTCGATAAGAAAATCTGCAGCGGTAGACTCATCAATTTCGGTAATTCTCTCCACACCACAATATTTCATCCAAGCCCAGCCACAATCTGAGTTTTCGAATGCCTCTGCCAGCAAAGATATTTGTTCCTTGGGGTTTTGAGCATAAAAAACTTTCCAGCCAAGAGGTTGGAGAACAAAACCATTAGTTTTAACTAACCCCAATAATCTTGCTGCGTGTTTATAATAATTTATTTGTCGAGGAGTAATACCCTCAGACTCTTCATTGAATAACTCATTATTACCGACAGAACCAACCAACTTAATAACCCTATGAATATCATCAGCTTGGGGAACAAGTTCACTCGAAAAGTATCTTTGGTTATGTTCTTGAATTTTCTCTTTTTCAGATGCTAATTTTTTTGCATCTATAGTGAATAACGATGCACCAGCATTTGACCTGACTTCTAATTTATAGTTGTAAGTTCTTAAACTGGAGAGTAGAGCCTCAAAATCGTCCAAATCAACACCAAGACCTTTAATGGCCTCATAATCAAGTTCAGATGATTTCAAAACAGAAAGAAATTCAATGAAATTGCTTATGAAAACGTCATTATTCTCGGCGATAAACTTTGATTTATAAGAACCTATGGATGAAGTATAGGGTATAAGTGAAAAGTCATCATTACAAATAACTTTGGCTACTTTATTATATAAAGAATTCCAAGTATTAACAATTTTTTGGATTGGCTCCCACTCAATATTCTTCTCGCTTCGGTCACGATAAATTCTTATTTCGTGGACATTATTTAATATTTCTTTCTCGTCATTATAGACAACAGAAAACTCCCCATCCTCATCTAATGCTACAAAATAGCCAGCTGGCGGGAGCGTTTCTGAATCAATACTCCGATAAGGAAGAACATCTACTTTGCAGTCAGATAAATCATACGGAGTTGATATAATAATAATATTTTTATTAATGAAAAAATCTCTAACTTGAATAAGTCCAGAATCAAGATTAGAAATTTCTAAGTTGTTCATCGGTGCATAATACCATGAATCAAAACTATCAGACTCATCAAACCAATAAACTAAATAGAACTCTTTAGTTTTTGCACTCTTAGCTAAAAATGTCCTTGGTACATCATAAAAACTATAGATTTTCTCTATAGAAAGCTCACCAAGTTCATTCGTAATTGGTAAGTAATACATAATTAACCTACTATCTTAAAATTACTTTCAATTCGAGTATTTAGTCTTAACCAAGTTTCGAAATGAGATTTTTTATTTGGTTTTGACGCTTTACCATGAACAGGTTCAAGCCTGCCAATTGCAATCTTTTTTTTCCGTAAAGCGGCGTGAAAATTTCTTGCACACTGCACCTGCTCAAGGTCCCTGAACATGGATGTACCATAATCGCTAGGCCTAAGCTTGCCTGTTTTTTTAATGTGAGGTTCCTGGTTATGCCCAACAAAGTCCTTGTCAGTCGGCGGGTCATTTGCCACGATCCGGAAAGCATCTCCTGTAGCATCGACTGCATCTTCAGGAGGAACATACTCAGGAAAATCAGCCGGCCAAGGATACTCAGAATAATCCATATCAATCCCTCAATTTATCAAAGAGTTAAGCCTCTCAGTCGCAATCCTAAGCGATTCTTTGCTAAGGTCATTGCCCAGAAAGAATCTATCATTTTCTAGAGCAGCAACACCTACCGGGCAGGCTCCCATAAATGGATCGCAGACAATTTCACCAGCAATACTACTTTGTTTTAGCAATATTTCCATAAGCTTTGAGGGTTTTTCTGTAGGATATCCCTTCAAAATTCTTGGGCAAGAGAGGACATCTGGAATAGAAAGGTCGTTAAGTTTTCGTTTTCCCTTCTCAAAGAATAGAATAAATTCATACTTCGCACGGTAATGGTAGCCCATCCCTATCCGTTGTTTATCCCAAACCAAGGGTTTCCAAAACTTAAACCCCACCTTCTCAGCCACCGGCTTAGCATAAAAGGCTGTCTCTTGATCACAAAAAAGATAAAAATGTGTATTTTTTTTCATGACCCTATAGATTTCTCTAAATAACTCTTCGAATCGTTCATTAGGAAAGATTTCGAACCACTCATTACTTGATTTCGTACTATTTTTTAATCTTGTTGTTGTGCCGACTTTCCGATGTTTTTCAAGTGACTCATAAGCAGGGTCAGTAATGACCAAGTCTAATGAACCATCTTTCAGAGTCTTAAGGAAATCAACAGCATCCATTTGAAAAACATTATATTTATTATTCATTTTTTTGTATCACTGTCGGCTAATTATTCACATAAATAATATTGTATATCCATACAGTAATTCTTTCAATCCATCTTAATCTTACTATGTAGTTTCGAAGTGCGATGCCATATATGTCAAAATGAAGACTGAAGTAGACTTTCCATGTTAAACAACTTTGCATAATCATAAGGAGTGATGGGTTTTGTCATGTTCATCTGAAGGTAATCCGCCCACCACTGCACCATTAACCTACGCTCATCCAAATGCTCAGAAGTATGTATGTAAGCCGCACGCACATTATTACGTTCTGAATGGCTTAATTGTCGTTCTATAGCGTCATCACTCCATAACCCTGACTCACCCATTGCACCACGTGCCATCGTCCTAAATCCATGCCCACAAACTTCGGTTTTCGTATCATATCCCATCGCACGCAAGGCGCTGTTTACAGTGTTTTCACTCATAACCTTAGTTGCATCATGATCACCCGGAAATAGCAGCTCTTTATCACCACTAATTTGCTTTAGCTTTTCTAACAAAATCATCGCCTGCCGACTAAGCGGAACGATATGCTCCTCTTTCATCTTCATGCCACGGTACGAGTAGCGCACGCCTTTAATTTCTTCTCGTTTTGCAGGAATACGCCAAAGAGATTTATCGAAGTCGAACTCATCCCAACGCGCGAAACGTAACTCACTGGAACGCACAAAAGTTAGTAAGGAAAGCTCGACCGCGATCCGTGTCATTACGCGGCCACGATATGCAGCAAGACGTGCAAGAAACTCAGGGAACCGGCTGGAGGGTAAAGCGGGGTAATGTCGCGCTTTGGTTGTTGATAGCGCACCGGCCATATCACTGGCTGGATTTGAGTCGATGTAATCGTTCTGTACGGCGTAACGCATTATGGCCGTGACACGCTGTTGCAGGCGCTGAGCAACATCATGCTTACCACTGGCATCAACTTTTTTAATCGGGGCTAACAGGTGGCTGGTTTTGAGCTGGCGAATGTCGGACGAACCGATATGAGGGAAGATATAAAGCTCAAGATAGCGAAGAACGCGCGATCGATGGTCTTCGCTCCAGCGCTTGTTACTGGCATGCCATTCACGAGCAATGGTTTCGAAAGTATATGCACCCGAATTCTCGGCCTGAGCTTCCTTCTGTTCGGCTTTTGGGTCAATGCCCTGCACTAACAGCTTTTTAGCTTCATCACGCTTTGCTCGTGCCTGAGCAAGCGTCACAGTAGGCCAAACACCAAACGCGAGGCGATCTTCTTTTTTGTCAGAGGGGCGTCGGTATTTCATGCGCCAGTATTTAGAACCCTTGGCCGAAACCTCGAGATACAAACCACCGCCATCGGCCATTTTGTAGTTTTTGTCTTTTGGCTTTGCGGTCTCGACCTGTCTGGCGTTGAGCTTCAT